GGGCAGCGGGATGACATGGCAAATGGTCGCAGGTCGACTGAGTGGTCTTGATCGCGGGCAGTTGCCGGCCAACGCATCGTGTGTGACTGCTGCGATTGACCTTGGAAAGTATCTCTGCCATTGGGTCGTGATCGCATGGTGGAAGGGTGCTGGCGGGTGCGTGATTGATTACGGTCGGGCTGAAGTCGTCGGCACTGACAAAGGTATGGACAACCAAGCCAGCGAACCACAGATTTACAAATCGTTGCTGAACTGGCGTGATGAGATCTTAAACAAAAAGTATGTCGACGCGGCCGGATCGGCTCGCAAGGTCGATGCGGTGTTTGTCGACTCGGGAACGTTTACAGATGCGGCGTACCAGTTCGTGAGAGACGTAGGCGGGACTCCGTTTTACGTGTCCAAGGGTATCGGCAACTATCGCGATAAGACGACGGAAACTGACAAGATAAAGCCCGGAAATCATTTCCATGCAGCCTATCAGGAAACGCAGGGCCTTTGGCTGTACGAACTTAATACAGACTACTGGAAACAGTTCATTCACGAACGGTTTTTGACCCCGACGTTTGACGAACAGAACTTTCTGCGGCGCGGAGCGCTGTCGCTGTTCAATCAGCCGGGCGACAAAAAACACACGTCGTACGCTCAACACATCGTTGCCGAAGAACTGGTCAGCGAGTTTAAGGAAGGCAAGGGCCTCAAAACATACTGGAACGTGGTAAGCGATAACAACCACTGGCTCGATGCCACATACAACGCTGCGGCTGCGGCAAGTGCTCGCGGCATTTATCTTCTTTCCCCGACCCCAGAGACTCCGAATGGCCAGTCAGTTACTCCAAGACCGAAAGCCCCAAATGAGCAAGCACAACAAAAACCGCCAGCCGGAAAGCCTGCAGGCCAACGTCATGGAGCCCCAAAGAAACGAGCAGGCGGATGGGTCAACAGTCTCAGAAGACGTTAAGCCGAAGCCACGAGTAACCACGTTTGTGCCAAAGGACTGCGCGTCATGCCCTGCCTTGCGGGCGGCTAATGAGGAAACTGCGGGAAAGTCGTTTTCTAGAGTCGTCAGCACGCAGGGGCGGACAAGGTACTGCAAGTGCGGATATTGCGGAGCGACGTGGAAGGAATAGGATTTACACGGCATATAAACCGCACCCATGCTTGCCCTATCGCATCGCCGCCTGACACCGCAATCATGCGGGCATGGCAACAGCGACTTCACTACTCGCACAGATCGACGCAGCGATTGAAGCACTCCTGACCGGAGGAGCTTCCTCGTACTCGATCGGATCACGTTCGGTGACGTCGCTTGACTTGCCGACTCTGTTCGAGCAACGCCGGATGCTGCAGATGGAAGCTGACCGTGAGTCAGGTTCCGGCAGCATGTTCCGAGTTGCCAAAATGCAGAGGGCTCGCCAATGATTGGCACAGCCCTAGACAAAGTTATCGGCGTGTTTAGTCCTGCGGCTGCAGTGCGACGAACGCAGCAACGCAAAACGCTTGAGCGAATGTACGCCGGGGCAGAAGCCAGCCGGTTGACGAACAACAAGAAACCGAAAAACCAGTCAGCAGACAGTGAACTGCTTGGGCCGTTTGGAGCGGATTCGCTTCGAGCATGGTCCCGCGCGTTGGTTCGTGATAACGCCTATGCTTGGGGCGTCGTCGACACAATTGTCAGTTCTGTCATCGGAACGGGCATAACCGCACAGTCTCAGGTTGAAACACCAGAAGGCACGGACGTCGAAGACGTCAACGAAGTCCGCGACAAGGTTTGGCAGGAGTGGTGCGAGGTTTGTGACGTCAACGGACGTTTGAACTTTGCGGAAATCCAACAGCTTGCACAGCGTGAAATGGTCGAGGCTGGGGAGGTGCTGATTCACCTCGTCAACACTCCATCGAACAAGTATCGTGGCATCTATCGCCCTGTGCCGCTTGCCTTGGAACTGATCGAAGCCGACCGACTGGCTACCGACAAAGACACCTACAAGATTCACAGCAAGGACGGCAACAAAGTCATCCGAGGCGTTGAACTCGACGATCTCGGAAAGCCGCTCGCCTACTGGATTTATCCAGAGCATCCAAACGGACCATACGCCACCCGTGTTCTTCCGGTACGGATCGACGCGAAAGAGATCCTGCATTTGTACCGAGTCGACCGGATTGGGCAAACTCGCGGCGTGTCGTGGTTTGCTCCAGTGCTTTCATGGCTGCGAGATCTCGGCGTATACGTCGACAACGAAATACAGGCGTCAGCAGTTGCCTCATGTTTTGGCGTCGCGATCACGACTAACGGACGCGGCGGCACTGGTTTAATGCCATCGACCGACGATGAGTCGAGCGACATCAACGGCAACCAGTTCGAGTATCTTGAGCCGGCGATGGTCGTACGGTTGCAGCCAGGGGAATCAGTTGAGTCGATCAATCCGGGGCGTCCGAACTCAGCGTCTGAACCGTGGATCAATTTAATGCTGCGGGGCATTTCGGTCGGTACGGGCCTGTCTTACGAAGTCGTCAGCCGGAACTACAGCGGCACGAGCTACAGCAGCAGCCGTACGAGTATGCTTGAAGATCGTCGTCGTTTCCGCAGGTGGCAACGCTATGACGTACAGCACATGTGCCAGCCGATTTGGGATAGGTTCTGTGATCAGGCGGCAACTGCTGGCGTCGACGGCTTCCCGTCGATGTCCGAAATACTTGCCGACCGTCGTTCCGCGACTGCGGTCGAGTGGCAAACTCCCGCATGGGAATGGGTAGACCCACAAAGCGAACAGGCCGCGTCAGATTCTGCGTTGAACTCGTTTCAAAGCACATACCAGGACGAGCTTGGACAGCGTGGCAAACACTGGAAAAATGTCTTCTACCAGCGAGCCAAAGAAGAAAAGCTGAAACGTCAACTCGGTCTCGTCACAGCCGACATGGCCAACGTCGACGCAACGCAGGCTGAAGGGCAGCAAATGGCAGCGGCGTCTGCCGTTTCGCAACCGGGACAACCAGCACCGCCAGCCGGTGAGATGTCTGACATGTCTCGGCTGCAATGGGGCCGCAATCGCAAGGCGATTGAAGACATTCTTGCGGAGTACATTGCAGGCACTGCTAGCGAAACAAAATCAAAGGTGTTTCTGCAGTCGCTCGGATTGACTGAAGCGACAGCACAGATGCTTTTGGCGGATGCGTCAGACGGAACTGTTGACACGGATTTGGATCAGGTTCCGGAGACAGAAAATGCCAAGTAAAAAAGGCAAGCTGCCACCATTAAAAGCTCCATCGGTCGTCATGCGATCTGTCGGCATTTCGTCTGGTGTCACGGACGTTGTCATTGCCACAGAAACACCAGTGCGACGATACGACGAAGAACGTGGATACGTTATCAATGAAGTCCTGTTGATGGATGGCGTGGTACTTCGCGCCAACCAGTCACAGATTCCAATCGTTGATTCACACGACGACAGAAGCGTCAGAAACATTTTTGGTTCTATCCGCCAGATGAAAGTCATCGACGGTGAACTTCACGGCGTTCCTGCATTCGCCAGCGATCCAGAATCGCAGGTCATTCGCACGCGAATGGATGAGGGACACATAACAGATTTTTCAATCACAGCCGTTCCGATGGAATCGCTCTTTGTGCCACACGGCCAAAGCTACACGACGAAACGCGGTGCGGTGATCGATGGTCCGGCAGTCATCCATGTGCGATGGCAGCCACATAACGCTTCGATTTGTGCCACTGGTGCAGACGAGCACTCTACTGTCCGTAGGTCATATACAGACCTCGAAAGAAAGGTAACGCGAATGGACGAGGCACTATTGACGCAACTGGCAGCAATGGGGCTCCCTGAAGGCATGACGGACCCAAATCAGATCTTGGCGTGGGTCGTCGGAAAGCTCGGCACATCCGCAATGGCAGAGCCAGCGGAACCAGTTGAGAACATGGACGGCGACATGAAGCCACTAGAGGAAGAAAAGAAAGTCGAAAACATGGACGGTGTGACTGATCCAGAAGAAGACAAGAAGAAAGTTGAGGAAGCTATTAGCCGTGCGTTGCGGACTGATGCGAAACGACGCAAGGAGATTCAGGCTCTTTGCACTGTTCACAAAATCGAGCGATCAGTTGCCGACAGTCTGTGTGACGACGGCGTTGACCTCAACACTGCCAGAACAAGGATACTGGAGCGAATGGCCAATAAACCTGCCGGTCAGTCGACCGAACGTGTCAGCGTCACAGAATCAGCCGATGACAAGCTGTTTGCAGCGGCCCGTGATGGCCTGATCATGAGAACGCTGCGAGCCAGCGGAATGCGAAACCAGACTCTGGCAAATCCAGCGGCCGGACATCAGGACTTCGTCAGCATGAAGTTGGGCCGCGTTGCCGAAATGTACGCGGAAAAGATGGGCTGCGATGTTCGACGCATGGCAGCAAAAGACATCGCACTGGTTGCGATGGGCCATCCGGGAACAATGAATCGATTCCGAATTCAACGTGATGCGTACCACACCACTGGAAGCTTTTCGAATCTTCTGCTCGACGCGGCCAACAAGACGCTTCTGGCAGGATACGAGGAAGCTCCGTTCACCTGGAACATGTGGGCGCGCGATGCCGGAACGACTGCGGACTTCAAGAACATCAACCGCATTCGATTTAGTGAAATGGGTACTCCCGAAATGGTGCCAGAAGGCAAGGAGTACAAAGACGCGGGAATGTCCGACACGAAGGAAACGTACAAGATTAACAAGTACGGCAACATGTTCACCGTGACATGGGAAACCGTCGTCAATGATGATCTTGACGCAATCAGCCGCATTCCTGCAATGCAGGGTGCAGCATGCCGACGTTTGCAGAACCAGGCCGTCTACAGCGTCTTGACGAGCAATCCGACAATGGGCGACACGGGCGCATTGTTTAATGCAACTGCCCAGACAACTGCTGGCGGCCATGCAAACCTTGCGACTGGTGCGGGTGCTCCATCGGTGACGACGCTCAACACGGCATTCATTTCCATGATGACCAAGAAGGGCCTGCGGTCGGATGTGATCCTAAACATTCAGCCGTCATTCTTGATTGTTCCTGCGGCAATCTCTGCGACCGCCCTGCAGTTGCTCGGGTCTATTGCAGATCCTTCCGTCGGTGGCTCTGCTGCTGGTAACAGCAACACGAAAAACATCTACGGACCAAACGGCGATCGACCATTGAAGGTCATCGTCGAGCCGCTGTTGGATGCCAACAGTTCCACAGCGTGGTACTTGGCTGCCAGCAACAGTCAGGTCGACACTGTCGAAGTAACTTTCCTCGAAGGCGAGCAGTCTCCAGTGCTTGAAAACGAATGGGACTTTGACAAGGACGTTTACAAGTATAAGGTGCGTCAGACATTTGGAGTCGCTCCAATCGACTTCCGTGGCCTGTACAAGCACAACGGGGCGTAATTGCCTGACTGATGAAACACGGCGGGCCGCGTGGTCCGCCGTCCTTTGAGCATTTCCAACGGTAGCGGAATGCGATGATCCGTTTTGAAAGGTAATTGAGATGGCAGGTATTCAGGACTTTCAGGAATACGTTGACGACTTCTTCGGGACGTCAGCCACATTTCCAACATCAGCAGATCCAGCCACACCGTGGTTGGTGGCTGATACTTCAGCCGCAGGAACGCCGACATATGTTCGTAACGCATCATCCGCAGTGTTGACGCTCACTTCTACGTCGGAAGTGCAAAATGTTAGCTTGCACCACGGCGATGCCCTGAGCTTCGACATTGATGATCTCCTGTCGGCAGAGTTTCGCGTCAAAGTGACTGGTTGTACGACAGGAACAACGATCAGTTGGGGCATGGC